ATACTACCCACACCAGGAACAAAAGCTAATGCAATTAAGGCCACTCCGATTAAAATTCGTCCCATAGTGCCACCACCACTAACAATTGGTGCAATTACAAGCCGGTTACAACCCATCAACACACTAGAATAATCCATGCCGTCTGGATCATCATTTATAAGCTTAAATCCAATTCCATGCTCATGTGCGTCAATCATATACTGCTTAAATCCATCCAACTGATTGCATAAAGCAGACATCACGTCTTTAGGCGAATTAGCCATAAATTCATAGCTGCGACCAAACTTTCGCCCCAGTTCTCCCAGTAGTTTTACTTTAATTAATTGCATGATAAATCCTTGTGCCTTAATATTCTATTTGTTACCTTAGCCCAGTAGCCGCCGTAAACATTTTGTTCCGAAACGCGGCCCATTAGATGCTGGTAAAAAACATTTGATGATGGTGATACAATGAAACCAGCGTGGTTTGGAAATGAAGCTTGCATCTGCATTAATAGCATATCGCCTTTTTTCATGGGACCGTCACAATCAATAAATCCTTGCTGCTCTACATTTTTTTCAAACATTCGCCATTCTGGATTTTCCCATTCGCCTTCTTCACCACGATCAAAATCATCCAGCATAATATTAAATTCCCTACCATAGAAATCTTTCATTAATGCATAGCAATCATAAATACCATATTGCCATGGTCGGCCAAGGTACGGAGCATTTCCTGAAGGATCAATTTCCACCCATTGATTTGCACCAGTACAATACAAAACCCAAGGCAGTTTACTTTGCTTACATGCTGCAATATCATGACTACTAAAACTACCTAATGAATTTGGATGGGAATGAAATATTGCTTGAATGTCGCCTTTGTCTGATGCTTTTGCATAATCTTTAGCATCAATGGCAAAGTAATTCAATGGGAAAGAATGTACATTATTGCATGGCAAATATTCATTGTTTACAATTAAACCACACGCTTCTTCGGGGAAACATTGCATAGCATGAATTTTCATGGCTGCATATAAAGCAGAAAATTGCTCAATCATCGCACTAAGTTAGCTCCAGGAAAAGCACCAAAAGGTAATGATACATGCGGGAATCTTAATTGACAACTTTTTAATCGTTTACCGCAAACATCAAGGCTAAACACATTATCATCTACTGGCAATGCAGTAACGGCAGCAACTAATGCGGCCTCAGCAGCATTATAAGCTGCAAGTGCTGTTGTAATATTAGCGTTAGCAGTTGCTAAATTTGCTGTAGCAGTAGTACATCCTGCTTCATTATCTCCCCATTCTTCAATGAAATATTCAGTAGAATTACTACTTTCTTCATATACTGCTTGCGGTCCCTGCCTGTATTGTAATCCTAAATTTACAGGTACGCCTGCCCATAAAGCTTGAGCGGCATTAACAAGATAAGTGCCAGGTACATACCTGCTATCCAATAGTGAATATGGCACACAAACATTTAATTCAACTTCTCTAGCTTTATTCCTAATGGAAATAGCAGTTGTATATTCCGCGTATCGTTGATCTCTTAATTTAAAAGCATTAATAACAGTTATTGCTTCTGGACTAGCTCCAGCTAAATCAATGGGCTCGTCGTCTTTTGTGAATACTGGTGGGCCAACATAGCCACATTCACTGCTACGATACTTCCATAAGCAATGATTTTGCGTAATAACACGACGAGGTAATTGCAACCCCTCTAAATCCATTACGCTACCAAGTTGCCAAGAAATCACTAATGCAGATTCTTCTAATTTACGTTCAATATAAAAAATATCAATGGGAAATTCTTGTGTTATATCAGCAGATGGTTCACCATCTAAATATTTGGCAAATGTGCGTCGTCTTGTAACTTTACTTCCGACTAAATCATCGTAATCTTTAATTGCAGAACTAAGTGTGCCTAAAATATTTGCAACTGTTAAAGTTGGTTGTGCGATTTGACCGGTGGTATTACGTTCGTAACCTGTTGATATAATTGGCAATGCTTCGTAAGTGTTACCTTTCCATGTGATAAGAGAAGAATCTGGCTTTAATTGATTTGTAAAATAATAAATATCATTGGCATCTCCTGTGATAGAAGATAAATCAATATCATACATTTCTACAATGGCATCATGCCATCCTTTTTGAATATCAGTTTCTAGGGTCATAGATCCGCTCTACAGCAAAAGAGAATTTGTTGCTATTAAGGCCAAGACTAGCCCATTGCCATTGATTTGGTGATAAGCGATATTTATATAAATGGTCATCCATGAAGAATTGCGAATAGAAAAAATCACCTTGCAATGCAGCTAGCTGCGCATCTAGTGCAATTGCAATGGTATCAGCAATTGGTACTGTATCAATTTGGTATTTCCTGATTTCATTATTTATACCATCAGGAGCTATTTGCGCATAGCCATCACCAAATTTTGTTTCTTTAGTGCGAATACCTCTTACGACTGTAAGACCGTATTCACAAGGTAAAGCTAATGTTGGTTGAGCCATGATTAACGCCTCCCTGCTAGAACACCGCCTGGTCTTAATTCAGCTACGATCACTTGTTTTACAGCCCCTTCAATTTTACGTCCTAAGTCTACAGAATTAGAACCGTTTGCATTGCTTGAACTTTGACCATCGGAATTTACATTGACCACAATATTGCTAGTGATATTATTGCCTAAGCCGTCAGACATGCCTCCGAGGTCAACGGGAACGCTTTTGCCGTCAGGCAATGGAATGATGGCTTCGTTGTATTTACCTTCGCCTACGAGGCCCAGAGTAGGGCTTGTGACCATACCACCATTGGCAAATTCACCTATACCAAAAGAACCAAAATTTATTCCTTCTGCATTTGAGAACATATTACCTCCAAAAGAGCCCGCCTGCGTAAGTGCCTCTCCGCCTCCTCCGGCATACGAGCTGTTAGGCAAGCCACCGGCCACTGCAGCGCCAGGAGCAAACATGTTAAATATGCTCATAAGCCCTTGTATTGCTTGCATTTCAATCCATTTTGAAATTATCCGGCCAGCCATATCTAAGAAATAATCTCCAACACTTTGGAACAAAGAAGCCATAGATTCTTTAACAGTTTTACTACCATTAATCATATCTTTAAACGAACTACCAAATGCTTCTCCTATGGATTTAGCGCCACCAATTGCCATTGAAGACGCACTACTCATTTCCACTAATTCTCTTTTTGCTTCATTTACTTGTTTTGCTAATTTAACCATTGGTGATTCAACGGCTAGCGCAGCAGTTCTTTCTAGTTGCTCATTAAATAATCTTTGCTTTTCTGGAATACCAGCAATTTCAAGGTTATATCCTGCGGTCAAATTTGTTAAAGATTTTATTTGCTCTTTGTCTTCTAGAGTTGCAATTTTTTTGCCTTTTAATTTTGTTAATTCCTCGTTGTTTTTAGCTATTCTTTCATTTAAAATTTGCAAGTTATATGCATTTTCTTTAACTGCTTTATATTTTTGCACTTCCATATCAATAATTTCCTTGGAAGCGCCTTTTAATTCAAGATTATTGCGCATTTCAAGCAGGTCATTTTCTAATTTTTGCTCTTTTACGGGGAAAATAGAATCTATATTTTGCTGCACTAAAGTAATAGTTTGCTCAAGTGCAAGATTATTTGCTCTTCTAATTGTTTCTAGTTTTTCTAGAGCCTTATTTTGTACGTCTTGTTGCTCTACTGCAAGGTTACCTTCAGCCTTATCTTCACGACGCCCCATTGCAAAAGCACCTGACCTCGTGGCAATACCGACCGAGCTTGATTTTGAGCTAGGGTCTAAATGCATAAGCTGGCTGCCTCCCGGCATTGTGCCAGTAACACCAGCAGCACCACCTAAATTGCCAACATTTGACAATGGTGCGGGGACAGAAGTGCCTTTAGGTACAAAAATATCTATAGCGCCTGCACCGCTGGCATATTGCTTATGAGCAGCAATGCCTCGTCCTACCAGATCAGCAATTTGAGCGTCTGACATGGAACGATCAAATTTAGCGCCGCTGCTCAATTCTGGCGTTACTCCTTGCTGTAACAATGACTTAATAAGGGCTGTTGAATCACTTTTAAGTGCACCTCGATCCATGTTCTGAGCATGACCATGTACAAATCCCGGAGCATTAAAGGTTCGCCCGGTATCTCCAAACTTTGCAGCCCCTGGAGCCCCACTTACGGCCGCTGCTTTTACAGTTGCTGATCTTAAATCTTGAACAGCTTTAACTGCATCTAATTCTGCTTTCCTAATGCTATCAATACGACGATTTTCAATTGCTTTTAAATCTTGCTGGAATTTCTTTTGACGAGCTTCAATGGAATCAAGCCCTGATATTTCACGTGCAAAATAGTCATCTTGTAATGCTCTCTTGTAATCATATTCAGCATCACTCATTCTTAATCGACTATCAAAACTGCTTTGATCAAGAGCAACTTGACGGTTTGCAGCATCCATATCTAATTGTTGCTCTCTGCTTGCAAGTTTATCTTGTAGCCTTGCTTCTCTTTCAGCCGCCTTGCCATCATCTTTTCCAGATAAATCAATTTTTTCAAGCTTACCTTCAGCTTTTAATGATTCCTCAGTCCGTCTCTCTTTAATATTTTTTGCGTTATCACGAGCCGTTCTGGTTAATTGCACCTGCTTCCTGGCAAGAAGCTCTTCGTTGAATGCCGTGTCTACTTCTTTTTGTGCCCCTTCTCGTTCTATAGCTGCCTGTTGTAGAGCTGCCGTCCCCATGCCCTTAGGCTTATCTTTCTTTAGATTTTCAAGTTTTTGCCTTGCGTCTTCTGATTTTTTGCTTGCTTTTACTAAATTAGTATTAGCCTCTAGGTAAACTTTGGTTGTTCCATCAAGATCTCCGGCTCCCGCCATTGCATCTAACTCTCTATCTAATTCTTGAATTTCTTTTCTAGATTTAGCAGCCGCATCGCCAATTCCAAATAGCTTGCTTATAAGCAAATCAAGCCCCATTAAAATTGCTCCTACAACAATTCCGGTCAAAGCCAATTTCAATGCAATTATGCCGAGACGAGCGGCTCCTGTAGCTGTTGGAATACCGAATAATCCTGAAATAAAAGCATAGACTGCCTTAAGAGCTGCCTTTAATCCAATAACTTCTAAAATTGCTAAAGCTGCCGTTAAAGTGCCTATAGCTATTGCGGCAAGTATTGCCGCTCGAGCTAAGGGGCTGGAAGCAAAGCTAATTGCAGTAGCAATGGTTTGAACAATAGCTGGAATTAACATGGCAAATCTTGACGCTAAATCAAGTACAGCAGCTCCCGCTTGTCTTAACGATGGCTCAAGAGTTTTAATAGTTGTATAAAAGAATTGGGCTTGAGGTGATAAAGCACTAAAACCTTCTCCTTCTTTTGCTAATTTACCAAAATCACCAGTTAATACCTTAATTGTTGACGAAACATCTTTAATTAAAGAATTAATTTTAGGGCCAAATGCAGCAGCAAATGCATCAACAACAGGAGCAAAACTTTCATACATTAATTTTAAATTATTTTGAATTTGATTTACAGCTCCTTGCAAAGTTTTTGCTGCACCTTCCGCTGCTGGGCCATATTGACTATTCATTAAGATTGCTACATTGCCTAGCACTTGCTGCATTGCCTTGCCTTGGAAAGCGCCGTCTTCCATGGCTTTTGTAAATTCTGGAATGTTCATTTGAGCTGCTTTAGCAAATAAAGCAAGGGCTCCAGGTAAAACATCTCCCAACTGCCCTTTAAGCTCTTCGCTCATAATCTGCCCTTTACTGGCCATTTGAGCAAATGCATAATTCACTCGATCTACCTTGTCTGAACTAAGGCCAAAAGCTGCAGCAGCCTTAGATATACCAGTAAAAAGATTTTCAATTTCGCCTTGATTAAAGCCTACTGGCTGCATAGAAGCGTAAAGTTTTACAAAACCTTGACGAGCACTTTCAAGGGGAGTGTTAAAGCGTTGGGCAAGATTATCAACAAAAGCTAATGATTGATCAAAAGTTTGAGACTCACTTGTAACTGCTTTTAATTGGTTCTTATAAGTAGCTAATCCTTTGGCTGCATCTAAGGCTTCTCCCGGAATACTCGTTAGAAAAGCTAACGCTTTATATGCTGTTCCAAATAGTAAAACTTGCTTTATTGCGCCACCAAACTCTCCAGCCAAACCAGTAATAGCTCCTGTTAAAGGAAGAGCTTTAGTATTTAAAAATTCCTTAACTTGTCCGTAAGAAGATTTAACTGAATTTAGAGCTTTTCCTACCGAGTAATAGCCTGCTCCCAGTTGAGTAGATGGAAACCCTGGAGCTCCGCCGCCTGCTCCGCCGCCACCTGAAGGAGGTATATTGCCGCCGCGAGGGACTCCGCCACCACCGCCTCCGCCACCACGAGGAGGAACTCCGCCACCAACGGGAACGTTGCTGCCACCAACTGCTGCGCCGACGCCAGGAGGTATTCCGCCGCTACGAGGAGGAGTACCACCACCAGGGAGTAATGGTTGCATTCCTGGTTGGAAATAATCTCGCCTACGTGGAACAGTAGGGTTGAATTGCATTTGTTTGAATTGATCGTCTAACTGCACCTGAAGTGCTCTCGCATTAGAACGTTCGCGAGCGACTTGCGTCCGCGCTGCAACTATTTGCTCACGAGTAGGCGTTAAACTGGGAGGCAACAATCCTGCCACAGGGCGTGATTCTAGTCTTGGCTCAAATCCTGATGAGCCAAACATACCGCGAGAACCAGCAGCATATGGCTCAGAACTATTGCGAGGTAATGGTCCTATGGGAGATGTATAACCAGTTGCTCTTCCGCTTGTTCTAAAGGCGCTCATAGCCTTATCTAGCATTGCAGCTCGCTCGCCAAAAACAGTTGCACTTCTTTCTGCTGATCGAAGATGAGCTTGCGCCACTCGCGCTTGTTGCCTAAGTCGTTCGGCTGTTCCTTGTGCCACTTGCTCTTGCTGCCTAAGGCGTTTGGCTGCTTCTGATGATGGCAAAGCAGGAAGATCAGCTCCCATCCTAAAGTTTACGGGCGCACCAGCAAATGACTGCCCGGAAAAACCACGTCCAATAGCACTTGCGGGTGGTAATAAGCCACGAGGAGGAGCAGAAGGCCCCACGCCAGGCCCTCCGAGGTAAGGTTGATAACCACGATCAGTCATCGTATATGGTTCTTTACTTCCTTCTGGTAATGGCCCTATGGGATTGAAATATCCACGACCACCTCTTGATCCGCCACTTAATCCAGCCGGAGCTGGTAACGCGCCTTGAAGTTTGGCAAATTCTGCTTTTAATGCAATGACAATTGCGCTAACTTCTGCAATTGATTTACTTTTAAAACTTTTTAATCCATTTAAAAAGCCAATTTCAAGACCATCAACGCTAAGTTCACCAATTCTCTTAAATACTTTCGATGGAGACTCAATACCAAGTGCATCGTTAATGCCACGAACACCTTCTTTCCCTACTTTACCAGCCGCAAAAGCAACTTTAGAATTTCCATCTTTTAATCCAGCAACAAAACCATTGATGGCTTCTTCTGCACTATTGTTAAAGCCGTAAACGATTGATTCTTTTAATTCATCTGTTGATGCTTTTTGAAGATTCTTTAGCTTTCCGAGATTTAGACCGGCTTCCCCCATCGCTCTACGAGTGCTTCGCAATTGCCCACTACTAAAGCCCTCTATTGCTTGAGAGACTTTAACGCCCCTTGAGACGGTGTTTGCTATTTCTTTCGTTGCACCAGAAGGCGGCTTACCGATTTCTACATATTTAATTTTAATTTCAATGGGAGTAGAAGTTGCTCTACGCAATGTTGCTAAACTTTTATTTAACGCGCCAATTGTTTTTCTTGCGCCATAGAGTTGATCGTCATTAATTTTTATTATGGGTTTAATTTTTTCTAATTCTTTTAATTGTTTTTTAAAGTCCGCTTCATCTATTGATAAATCAACACCAAAATAACGCGACCCTGCTTCTGTTGCTAACTTTTCTAGCTGTGCGCGAAATCCTGCTATATTTAGCGTTACGTCAAGTTTTAATTCAGCCATATTCGACAATAGCCCTATTATTCATAATATAGCTACTCGCCACTTGGTTCACGGGTGGAAGCAGTTTTTAGTTCGTCAGCTAATAATGCAATAACTCGACCATCTAATCGTCTGGTGCGCATCAAACGTTGCAATATGCCCAAGCTTTCATCTGTCATGCCGTTTTGTTTCTTCAATCTTCTAGTGTCAAACGGTAAGAAATCATCTGCTGATACCTTTGCCTTTTTCCCTCCTAGTGCTCCTACAACTACAGTGCCTAGCTTAGCTGTTGCAATACTATTAATATTATATTTTGTGATATCATGATTTTCCAACCATTTCAATGCTGTCACAATATCCTTTACACGCTGCTTACCAAAATTATGCGCCTCCCATCGGCAATCATTAAAGTCCGATGAATTAAGACGAAAATAAATCTCATCCCATTTTGTTAAGTTTTTTAAAAATTGCCGGGCTTGTTTCTCTAGTCGCTCGGCAAAGCTTCCTTCGTCCGGCGGGGTGCTTTTTTTGCTTGTCCTGCTTCTTTCGCCTCAGCCTCTTGCTCACTCGCTATAAATTCCATGCCTTTAGCAATTAAACGCCTTCCCATTGATTTAGTGT